ATAGGTGGTTATGATAATGTCAAGCTTAGCTATGAATCATTTACCAGTCAAAGAATATTTGAACCTGATAAATTGACGTATTTTCATGCACCGCAGGATTTATTTCCTTTTGAAAAAATTAATATTAAAGATACAGGATTGATTGAAAGCGGTGCAATTGCAGGTGATCACCCCCTAAAATCAGACAAACTTTTTAAAAGAAAAGCTAACTACAAATATACATCACCTTTCGGTAACTCTGCGTTTGAACAGAGCGGTCAATTTCTGTGTACCTGGCTTTCTGGTTCTCATGATATAAAAGCACGACCTGTTTGGGTAGATCGCTATTTTTTTCCGGAATCAACAACATTTATTGCTGCATTAACTGCACCTACTAATCCTTTTATTAATTATGTATCTGAAATTCAAGGATTAAGAAATGAAATGCCTTTTCTAAAACAACCTGTCGTGGATATTCCGAGCAGATTTATTTTCGAACCTGGCGTACAGTATGCATACCACCATATTGGTAAAAAAGCAATAAATCAATTAATAAAAAATTTGAGTAACAGTCTTTTTGATTTTAATCTCACTACATATACAAATATTTTGTATGATGTTCTATCTGGTATTGAAGTAACAAACGAGCAACTCGAATACGTATTTGATGGAAATACGTTTGGCAAGACGTTAAGAATTTCTAGCCCTGAAAACTTTAATCAGTTTACTTTAAATTTTTACTTAAAAGCAGACAATTGGCAGTCAAATTTTTCAAACCAATTGATAGGCAATTATGTAAATGATGGGTTTGGTATATTTAATACTAATCATGTTACACCTTATATCACATTAATTTCGCCCTCAGCAATAAACTTCTATAATACTGATTATGCGCCTGTTGATAGAAAATTACTTGATACAAATATACACAATATAATTAGGTACGATCAATGTGAAGATTACTTTGCTGTTAAAAAAGATAATAATGTAATAAGAATAAACACCGATAATGTATCGCTAGATAAAGCTACTTTTGATAAAATAAATGTATCTCGCTCCATATATCCTTTCAATGACAACTTGGCGCTAGTTCTTACGGGTGCTGCTTCTAATGATATCTATTTAATTAATACCGACACAGGCAGCTTGTCCTCTATTGATAAAATACCCTACCTTTTTGATGCAGCAAATAATATTGACTTTACAAATACAGGTTACCTTAATATAATATACCATAATAAGCAAATTTATGTAATACAAGGATATTCGCCGCAAATTTATAAGGATAAAATTTACTTGAGCTGGAACGATTATATCTGGCAATACAATACAATAACAAAAGAAAGATATTCCGCATACAAGTTTACAGATTTAGTTGATTTTAATATTGATTTTGATGGTAATTTGTGGGCATTACACAATAAAAATAAATTATCCAAACTAACAACAACCGACGGTAATAATATTGTCTTTACAAAAACATTTGATTTGTCAGGCTCATTTTCAAACATTGACCTTCTCTCTTACTTTAAAAATGACAAATATATTAAAGAACTGGCAGTTTATTCAAGATTAAGCGGATCTGATTCTAAATTACGTGTGGATAAAGTTGATTATGAAGGTAATATTAACGCAACAACTCTTTTACCTAAGTTCTTATCTTCACATACTATATCTGATACCACAGGTGGTGATTACGCGAGATACTATGTAAAAGAACAGTACCCTGGCAGCAATTTATCTGCAAAAATTAAATTAAGAAACATATACAACTATGGTGATGTCAGAAAAATTGATCTCAAGTTTAATCTATCTAGCGTTGATATAGGTTATCATCATTTAAGCTTGAGAGTTGATACATACCGCGGCACTATGTCCCTATTTTTTGATGGAGAGCTTGTTAATAATGCATTTTTTGAAGAAAATAATTATATTTTCAATAACTTACTTAAAGAGCCTTTTTACGTAGGTGCATCACCGTCATTTAACAATAAATTATTAGCTGAAAGGTTTAAACAGCTTGATACATTTTATACTAATAACGTGAAAATAAAAAATATATATCTTTACGATAGACCACTCGATTACCATGAGATTGGCTTACATGTTAAACAGGGTCTTGATTTTTATACTATTATTTTCGATATCCCATCAGGTAGAAGAAACTTTTTAGATGAAATAGAGTATGTATTTAAAAATAAAATACCTGGGTTTAAATCTGGTATATTTGATTTGGAGATAAAAAACACAGGCATCTCTGATGCATCAGTTAAAAGTACGCTTGAAAAACAAATTAAACAGCTATTAGATAACGCAGTACCATCTTACACAAAGTTAAGACACATCATATGGAGCGAACCAAATGCAAGCTAAAATTTTAGCACAAGAATACGGGTTTAACTATGATAGATGTCTGGGGGTTCCTATCGAATTGCCCTATACATATGATGATATCGCGATACCTATAAATGAAATTGCAACACACAGCACAATTAATGAAATTTATATAAAGTTACAAGCTAATTTAGTTTATTTGTATTCTTTAACAAAGCTTTCTGATAATAATATACCTGTAAATTATGCAAAAATTGCATCTGGCACTCCTAGCTTACTCTTCTCTACATCTGGTGCTTTTGCATGGATACCTACAAGCATAGTAAATTCAAATCAATCAAGAGCATTGTCTGCATATGGGTTGCTTGAGCTTGACAACTTAAACGATGGCAAATTTTCTGCAACTACACTTGGCAAATCACGCATTGGGTTTTTTGTATCTGACAGTTACATCAGTGCACTCACATCCAATTATGATTTAAATACTATAGGCGTCTACGTAAGTACAAATAAAGTTACTGAAAGTTCTAAATTTACATTTTCTAAATTAACTTCTATTGCATATGACGAAAATAACTACATTTATGTGACAGATTCAGGGAATGATTCTGTGTATAAGTATGATATCTCTAATCTTATACTAGAAGATAATATTATAGGTAAAAAAATACTTTATGTTGATAGTATGGGTGGTACAGGCACTTTTGAAAATAAAGATAAATTTAATTTTCCAAGCTACATTAATATTTTTAATAATTTAATTTATCTTATCGATAAAAATAACTATTGTATAAAAGTCTTTGATAGTAATTTAAATTGGAGACAAACATACCGCCGTAAACAAATATTCGAAAACAATACAGTCACTGCATTTAGACCAAATTCAAAAAATAATTTATTTTATTTTGGATTTGAAGATAAACTTCTAATAACAACACCAGACATTTTGCCACCACCTACCCCAGACCCACTTATCAAATACTACAATCAAACAATGTCTACACAATCAAAATATAACGCTGGAGACTTTACATTCTATTCTCTTTCATCATACTTTGTAGCAGGTGAAAAAATAGTAGATTTTAATTTCTCCGAAATTGATGATAATATTTTTTATATCATTACAAATAAAAATATTTACAAAAGATTTATAAGCAAGCCTAACACTTACATGGGTGAATTTTTACTCGATAGATTTAATATTAATTTTACTTCGCTAAGATTTAGTTTTCTTGAAAAATATGATAAAGATACAGATAATTTAATTATTTACGGGAAGAATAATAACACTGGTATATTCTTTTCTTTCCTAGAGGATTCAAATTATCAAACGATACTCACAAACAATGATTTAGATTTTTATTCAATTGATGAAATTAAAATTAACCCAGAAGAATATTCACAAGATTGGGTATTTTCAAAAGCTAACTATAAGATTTTGCTTAATATTCTTTCTATGAGAGACAGGTTAGTAAAACGTTTTGCGGGTAAGTATGATCGGTATGGTAATCTCTTATTCTTCGGTACACTTTATTTATTAGACAATGAAGTTCAAAAAGAACAGTTTGACTATTCGTTAAATTATTTTATAGGCGTAAATGAGATGTTTTCAAATTCAGTTATTAATAGAAGTGTTAAAAAATTCTATAGTCTACAAACTCAAATGCTTAGTGTTTTAAGAGATACAGCAATTAACGTATGGCCACCAATATCTGCATACAAACTAGTATCATAAATCTAGTTTAAAATTAAATTATAATTATAAATACATATATATATGGCAGGAAACGCTAGATTTCACGATAAATACCACAGAGCAAATCATCATACCACTGGTTCTCCAGGTATACCCGATAGTGCATCTGATCCTATTGCTTCATCTGCCTATCCTTTTCAAGGTGATTTTGTTGTGAATGGTGCTCTTTCCTCAAGCAATGGCTTTAAGATCAATGGCAATGCCGGTATTGATTACACCGACACCATTAACGGTAAAGTCTGGACCTGGAGAAAAGGAATATTAATAAGCGTAGTACCTTAATTTTATGGCAGATATTAGCATAGTTAAAATAAAGATTAGACGAGGATCAGACTCTGATAGGCGAAGAGTGGTGCTCGATGAAGGTGAGTTGGGGTTTACCACAGATACGCGTCGACTTTATGTTGGTGATGGCAATACTGTGGGTGGTGTGAGCATTGCTAATTTGTATCAAGGACAAGGTTTAAGAGGCTCGTTTGGTTCCGCTATTATTGGTGATTTGGTTTATGATATGCGCGAAAATAATTTGTTTGCCTTATCTGCAAATCCCCCCTCTCTATCTGCAAATTGGGCTAACCTGGGACCTAAAACAGACAGCACAACAGTACAATATAATTCAGCTTTCAGACTTGGTTTAATTGACCGGTGTATAACCAGAAGGTATTTTAACGCTACAGATATTGCTTTTATAGGGTTATCCGGTGCACCCGATAACACATTAACAGTAGATATCGATAACAATACTCTCACATTTGCTGCTAATAAAATTGCAGTCAACCCACCTGCAATAAGCATCACAGCTCTTAAGAATACCGGCTTGGGTACAGATTTTACAAACTTACAAGTTGACGGGTTACCTACATTTACAGTCAACGATATAAATGGTACAGGACCTAATTCTGCTGCTTACACTGCAATGAATTCTCGCCGTGTCTTTATAATGAATGAACCGGCATTTTCGAGTTTTTACTATCTGATGGTTAAACCTTGAATAAATAATATATTATGCCTGGCGTATTTGAAATATCTGATAAGACAATTTTAAAAATATTAGTTAGAAGAGGACTGGATTCTGAACGTCAGAGCGTTAGATTGGATGAAGGTGAGTTAGGTTACACCATAGACACCAAGAGAGTTTTTGTGGGTGATGGGTTAGGAGGTGGTGGTAATGTTGTTGGTAATTTATATCAAGGCAATTTTCCTGATGTTGATGTTGTTATTGGTGCTGTTCCAGGGTTGCAGCCTGGTGATACTTTTTATGATACAACAGAATCTACACTTTATGCTTTAGGTGAAGATGCTGCAACAAAATTTGATATTGGTCCACGTTATGAAGAATTAGTACTTGAAAAAACAACATCCTCAACAGGTAAAGTTAGAATTTCAGAGCGTGTTTTTGGCAAGTCCATAGTAGGTATTACTCCTTATCGCAAAGCATTTTATTTTGGCTATGATGACACTGAACCATTTTATAGAACCAACAGAATACTGGAACTCAATACTAATTATTGGGCTATAACATCCAAATCACAATTTAACCCTGCATTTAATGATGGTGTATTTTATTTCGGTAACATAGGCAGCACATCAAAAGCAAGTTTAGATTACAGAGTCAATATTAACACAGAAGGGGTAAATTCGGGTGCACTAATTGTTTATGGAACGGGAACAGATGTATTTACAATTGGTGCAGGTGGTGAAATAGGTAACACCCAGGGTATTACAAGTATAATAGGGTTAAGCGGCATTAGTTTCTACCCAGGCTATGCTACTAAAAGTAACCCAAGTTCATTCCTATTAACAGCATCAGGTACAGCATATTTTCAGAAGACTGGTGGATCTGCATCACGACCTGCATTTCAAGTTGATGGGTTTTCACGCTTTGGTAATAGTGTAATGATTAATGAGGATTTGCTTGTTGTGGGCAATTTAACTGCTTTAGGCGATTTCTCAGTAATTGAAACATTTGTTACTGTATCATCTGCGCTTTCTGTTTTCAACTCATCTAACAATATTACTCTCACTGTGCGTCAGGATAATATTAACTATGATACTGCACAATTTATTAATTTAAACAACCCCACAAGCCGCATTATATTTGATAAAAATTGTAGAGCATCTTTTGGCATTGGTTATGGTGCAGCAAATAGAAATACCCCCTCATTTAATAATGCAACATTAAGCTCTGTTCATATAGCTGGCGGTCTTGTTGTTAGAGATGTTGATGCAGGTGTTTCAACTGTAAGCCGTGGCATGCTTGATGTGAGTGTCAATGGTAATGCTAATATTGTTTCTAACTATAATTGGCTTGATGGTGGTTCCAGCGGCACCATAATTACAAAAGGTAACACAACACTACCAACTCCACCACCAAATAGCACAGTAGCGCTTCTTGTCAGGAATAGCGCCAATAACACTGCAGCAAAATTTATTAATAATGCAGCATTCGGGCCTTCCATAGTGGTTGGCTCTACTGCAGCAAGCAACGCAACCTATAGGCTTTTCGCAGGGTATAACAGTGACCCAGGCACAGATGCAAACTCTGGCAATTTAGTTGCTTCTATATTTTCTGATGGTGGTTTTAATTTTACTGGCACAGGATATGTAGGTGGTTCACTGTTTGTTACAAGCGATATCACAGCCTATTTCTCATCTGACGAAAAATTAAAAGATAATGTTATTAAGATTGAATCACCACTTGAAAAAATTAATAAAATAAGAGGTGTTGAGTTTGATTGGAATAAGAATTCGACTCATGAAGGGCATGATGTTGGTGTTATAGCACAAGAAGTGGAAAAGGTTTTGCCTGAAGTAGTTGTGACACGGGATGATGGTTATAAAGCTGTAAGGTATGAAAAACTTGTACCTTTGCTTATTGAAGGTATCAAAGAGCTTCATAAATTAATAGAGAAATAATATGTCAAGAATTACAACTGCAAACAATGCACAGTTAGCCATGTCAACTATTCGTGCGTTTTTGGCTGGGTCAGGTGGTCCTGCACCGGTAGCTACAAATATATCTTTAGCTGATATAGAAAAGCGTTACATGGGCAATAGTGCTGGTGGCAATGTACCAGTTGTTACTGTTGCAAAAGTTTGCATGCTTGGTCAACTTGAAACTGATCAAAAAGTTAATCGTGGCGGCACTAACCCAGGCAATGCAGGCTATACACCAGGTTCAAGCCCTACTGGTTGGTCATATGCAGGTGCTACTGTAGCGTGGCGCCCTTCTCGTTTTTCTGAATTTCAACAAGCATACAATGTGCTACCATCACTTGCTATTAATGGCCAAGCCACCGGGCAAACAAACTCTTACGGCAATTTAGTTTTTTCTTTTGCAGGTGGTTCTCCTGCTGAATTTGGCAGTGGAACTTATTATTATTATGTTTATGGCAACAATACAGGTGTTGTGCCTAATGGTTGGAATAGTGTAGGTGGCAATGCCAGTGGGGCTTCTGTAACTTATAATATACCTAACAGTAGAGGCTGCAGCGCATATGTTGTGGATGATAGGTTTTGCGGTATTCAGATGCTGCCAGGCGAAATAACCAGCAGTGGCTCTGGTACGTACCCATAGTAATTGATTTTTAATTCATCGTCATTAAAATATACTGGTGATATCTGAACTCAATAAAACTTTTGATAATTCGTTGCTACTCTTTTGCGTTAAAGATGCAGAAATTCCTTTTAAACTTGGTACTAGAAATAAAAAAATAGCTGAATATTTAGACGTACCTTTTAATGACAACGCGTTCGATTCATTTGATCAACAGCGCAAAGATAATTTTTGTCAATACTATAATGTACTGTCAGGCAGAGTTGAAGAAGTAGCACCAGGTGCTATTGAACAACGACACTATATTGGTATACCCATGTCGTTTCTGCCTTCTTTTTTAATATCTGACCATTTTAAAGAATCCCGCAATGAAGCGTTTGAGGTTTATTTTGAAAATATGAAACCTCTCTTTAATAAGATAAAAGAATTTAAAAAATTAGGTATTGATGATTTTGGAAAAGTATCTACTTTAAATTCTACTGTTTTTAATCTTTCAAATAAACTAAACGAATTGAATATCATAATTCCTGAAGAAACTATTGAAGGATTCATAACATTTATTGCTTGTAGTACTACGCTTTCAATAGCTTTTCTCGCAAATTACTCTACGTTAGATTACCTGCCATCTGTGCAGTATGTTTTTAAGGCACAGAACTTTATATTAGATGCATCAACATATGATGAATTTATTAATAAATTAAATGACTCTGAATTTAATAAGCAGTTAAAAGATGTTTATATTGCTTTTCTTAATACACACAAAGCTCAGTATATTAAAAAATATGAAAATGATTTGAATGAGTTGAATAAGCAACAAGATGCATCGCAAGTCGATTCAATTGTGAGTGTCTATGAACTTAAAAACCAATTATGTGATTTAATTGAAGAGCTTAAGAGCTTGAGTATAGAAGATGACCTCAATACCATTACTTCACCAGCTATAATCTACAAGTATTGGCCTTTTAAAACTCTGCCCCCTGCTGAAATGCACCTTAATTTACCTGTTTTTGCTCGAAAAGAGATTAATTTTATAAAATCACTACAAGCAATTGATTTTTCTATTGACCCCCTCACAGTAATATTAAACCCCGACCCTTTTATTCTACAGCTCAAGGATTTGCGTGAAAAACAAATATTAGATTATCGTGACAAGTTTCTTGAAGAAATTAAAGGTGATGTTGCAGCTGCCACAGATGAAGAAGAGCGAAAGGATCTACAAGATATTGCAGACTTATTGTTAAATGATGAAGATCTCTATAAAAAAGAATATAGTAAGCTCAATCAAGCATATCAAATCTTAGGCTACTGGCCTAGCTTGCTGTATCCTGCCCCTTCTTATATATTAAATAG